TTTTTTGCAGGAATATTAGCATGGCTACTAGCAAAATGGATGGGTAAAATATAATGGCACTTAAAAAATCACAGAGGTCACTAGTTGCGTGGACAAAACAAAAATGGCGAACAAAATCTGGTAAACCTAGTACACAAGGGAGTAAAGCAACTGGTGAGCGTTACTTACCTGAGAAAGCGATTAAGGCTCTTTCGCCCAGTGAATATGCCCGTTCTTCGGCTGCTAAACGCAAAGCAACTAGAGCAGGTAAACAGGTATCTAAACAGCCCAAAAAGATTGCAAAGAAAACATCAAGATTTCGTAAATTTAGCTAAGTTAAAAGAAAAATTAAAACAAGAAAGAATAAAAGAGAAAATAAAAAATGATACAAGCACTAATAGGACCAATCGCAAATCTCGCAGGAACGTGGTTTCAAAACAAAATAGAAAAAACAAAGGCAGATGGACAAGCTAAAGTTGCAGAGGCAAAAGCTCGTGCTACTGTTGCAGAGAAAGTTGCAACAGGTCAAGTTGAATGGGAAGGTAAGATGGCAGATGCTACTGTGGATTCTTGGAAAGACGAGTTCGCTTTAGTGGTTCTACTAGCTCCTGCTATATTAGTCTTCATACCCGGAATGCGAGAATATGTAAAAGAAGGATTTGAGATATTAGCTACATTACCTGATTGGTATCAATATTTATTATATATAGCGATATCTGCATCTTTTGGTATTAAGGGTGTCGGACAAGCAGCAAAGATGTTAAAGAAGAAATAATGCAAGACACAGTATCTGCAATAAATAAAATAATAGAAGATTACATACTACCTAGTGTTCAGATGCATGGTGGTCACGTTAAGTTACAATCATTTAAAGATGGTGTAGCTACAATATTTTTAAGTGGTGCTTGTAGTGGATGTGCCATGTCAACACAAACATTAAAAATGGGAATAGAAAATATGTTAAAATATTATGTACCTGAAGTGTTAGCAGTTGAAGGCATAGAAGATCCTAATTCCACAGTTGCTCCATATTATCAATAGGAAGAACATGAGTATAAAAGCATTGACATTTTTAAAGTTATCAAGTATAATATGTAAAATAGGGAACTATTTTTGGCATTTACATGTCAAAGAGATACGTAAGAAACAATTAGAATTAGGACTTAGGCGATGAACATAAATACACTCAGAGAAGAAATTGAAGCAGATGAGGGATGTGAATATAAATTGTATAGGTGCAGTGAAGGGCATTTGACTGGGGGTATAGGACATTTAATTACTGAGTGGGACGAAGATTATTATGGAAAACGTATTGGAGAGCCTATACCTGAACAACAAGTACAAGATTGGTTCTTAAATGATGTGCAAGTTGCAATACAAGACTGCCAAACTATATTTAGTGCCTTTGATAAACTACCTGACGAAATACAACATGTATTAATTAACATGTCATTTCAACTTGGCAAACCTCGTTTATCAAAATTTAAGAAAATGATAGCTGCAGTGGAAGCAGGAGACTATCAAGAAATGGCAAATCAGATGGAAGACTCACGTTGGTACAAACAGACAACTAACAGAGCACAACGTCTTATAGATAGAGTTGTAACACAAGGAATACCACATTGACAAAAAGAGAATTAACTGAAAGACAAAAAAAGTTTCTAGAAGTTTTATTTGAAGAAGCTAATGGTGATGTTGTACAGGCAAAACTATTAGCAGGATATTCTGAGCACTCTGCAACTTCCTCTATTGTTGCATCAATGAAAGATGAAATCATGGAAGCTACTCAAATGTTTATGAGTAGGAATGCTCCGAAGGCAGCAGTGGCTATGGTGAGTGGAGTTGATGAACCTACACAACTCGGTATAAGAGATAGATTATCTGCTGCTAAAGAATTGTTAGACAGAGTAGGTTTGACTAAAACAGAGAAGGTGCAGGTGGAAGCATCAGGTGGAGTGATGTTATTACCACCAAAAAAGGAAAATGGATAGAAGTTTAGGAAAGTGGAAGTTACCACAACCCACAGATTTAAAAGACGAAGAACAAAAAGATTGGATACAGATACCACGTATAGCAAGGACTATACCTTTCGGTTATAAACTTAATGAAGAGGATAGTGACTTACTTGATCCTGTGCCTTACGAGTTAGAAGCTATAGAGTTAGCTAGAAAATATGTAAATCAATATTCATATCGTGAGGTAGCTAATTGGCTAACTACTAAAACAGGAAGAGCTATATCTCACGTGGGATTAAGAAAAAGATTAATGCATGAGCAACAACGTAAGAACAAAGCTAGAACTCTTAGAAAATGGTCCGAGTATGCCGAGAAAGCAATCCAAAAGGCAAAAGAGATTGAAGAAGGCAGAACAGGAGCAAAAGCCTAAAATAAAAATAATAGATGATATTGAACAAGTTCCCATAGAAGAACAGAAGATTATCTTTAAACCTAATGAAGGACCTCAAACAGAGTTTCTTGCAGCAAGTGAACGAGAAGTATTGTATGGTGGTAGTGCAGGTGGTGGTAAATCATATGCTATGTTAGCAGACCCACTACGATATATGGGTCATCCATCATTTAGTGGATTACTATTAAGACATACAACAGAAGAATTACGAGAACTTATATTTAAGTCAAAAGAACTATATCCTCAAATATGGAAGGGGATCAAGTGGTCGGAAAGAAAGATGCAATGGGAAGCACCATCAGGTGCTAGACTTTGGATGTCATATCTAGATAGAGATGATGATGTTCTAAGATATCAAGGTTTAGCCTTTAGTTGGATAGGCTTTGATGAATTGACGCAATGGGCAACCCCTTATTCGTGGAACTACATGAGGTCAAGACTTCGTTCTACTGCTCCTGATTTACCTGTCTATATGAGAGCAACAACGAACCCCGGAGGTCCGGGACATCAGTGGGTCAAAAGAATGTTTATTGACCCTGCACCTTATGGAAAGAATTTTGATGCCACAAATATTGAGACAGGACAGGTTTTGCAGTATCCTAGCAATCATGAAAAAGCAGGTCAAGCACTATTTCAACGAAGATTCATACCTGCTAGATTATCTGATAATCCATACCTGTCGGCTCAAGGAGATTATGAAGCGATGCTTCTATCCCTCCCTGAACACCAACGAAAGCAGTTGCTTGAAGGTGATTGGGATATTAAAGAAGGTGCTGCTTTCTCTGAGTTTAATAGGGATATTCACGTTATTGAACCTTTTGACATTCCAAGAAATTGGGTTAAATTTCGTGCTTGTGATTATGGTTATGGCTCTTATAGTGGGGTGTTGTGGTTTGCTGTTTCTCCAGATGAACAGATTATTATATATAGAGAGTTGTACGTTAGCAAAGTCCTTGCCACAGATTTGGCAGATATGATACTAGAGCTAGAAGCCGATGATGGAAATATTAAGTATGGTGTTTTGGACAGTTCTCTTTGGCACAGGAGGGGTGATACTGGTCCTTCTCTTGCTGAACAGATGATACAACGAGGGTGTCGTTGGAGACCTTCAGATAGAAGTAAAGGCAGTCGTGTAGCAGGTAAAAACGAAATACACAGAAGACTACAGGTAGATGAGTTTACGGAGCAACCACGAATGGTGTTTTTTAATACATGTACAAATGCTATATCACAGATACCTGCAATACCTTTAGATAAAAGGAATCCTGAAGACGTGGATACCAAAGCCGAAGATCATATCTATGACGCATTAAGATATGGTATTATGTCAAGACCTAGATTTAGTATATTTGACTATGACCCTGTGGGTAGACCTTCTCAAGGTATGCCAGTAGCAGACTCAACTTTTGGATATTAATATGGCAGAAGAAAATAATGAAATTATGATTGAAGATGATGCAATAGCATTAGATGATACGGATGATTCTGAAATAGCCGATGCAGGTATAAATGGTATAATACCTTTTGTACAAGAAAGATATGATAGAGCAGAGGATTATAGAAGATATGATGAAGAACGATGGTTGCGTTCTTACACAAATTATAGGGGGATATACGGAAGTGATGTTCAATTTACTGAAGCAGAAAGGTCAAGAGTATTTATTAAAGTTACAAAAACTAAAACTCTCGCAGCTTACGGACAAATTGTTGATGTTCTATTTGCAGGTAACAAGTTCCCTATTAGCGTTGAGCCAACAATGTTACCAGAAGGTGTGGCGAAGGATGTCAGTTTTGATCCGAAAGAGCCTGAAGCGTTGCGTGGTAGGAGTGAAGAAACTTCTCCGTATGGCTTTGAAGGCGATGGAATGGATTTTCCAAAAGGTGCAACTGAAAGAACTTTATCAGAAAATCTTGGACCTCTTCAAGAAAAATTAGAGGGTATTGATAATTTAAAAGAAGAGACAGGTAAGACACCAACTGCAGTTACATTTAGTCCTGCCATGGTTGCAGCTAAAAACATGGAACAAAAAATTATGGATCAACTGCAAGAGTCAGGTGCTACTAAACAATTAAGAAGCACTGCTTTTGAGATGTCTTTGTTTGGCACAGGTGTCATGAAAGGACCTTTTGCTATAGACAAAGAGTATCCTAATTGGGATGACCAAGGTGAATACAACCCTATGTTTAAAACAGTTCCATCAACATCTCATGTGTCTGTTTGGAACTTTTACCCTGATCCTGATGCTAACAACATGGATGAAGCACAGTATGTTATTGAAAGACACAAGATGTCTAGATCACAACTGCGTTCTTTGAAAAAAAGACCTTACTTTAGAGCTAATGTTATAGATCAAGTTGTTGAATCAGGTGAGTCTTATGTTAAGAAATATTGGGAAGATGATTTATCAGACTATGCACCTGAACATGGTGTGTATCGTTTTGAGGTTTTAGAATATTGGGGTATGTGTGATACACAACTTTTAATAGACAACGAAGTAGAAATACCTGATGAGTTAAAAGACTTTGATGAGTTACAAGCAAACATTTGGATTTGTGATGGTAAGTTACTAAGAATGGTTCTCAATCCGTTCAAACCTGCTAAGATACCATACATGGCAGTTCCATATGAACTAAACCCCTACTCATTCTTTGGTGTAGGTATTGCAGAAAATATGGATGACACACAAACATTGATGAATGGTTTTATGAGAATGGCAGTTGATAATGCAGTGCTATCAGGTAATTTACTTATAGAAGTAGACGAAACTAACTTAGTTCCGGGACAAGACTTATCTGTGTATCCGGGCAAAGTATTTAGAAGACAGGGTGGAGCACCGGGACAAGCGATCTTTGGCACAAAGTTTCCAAATGTGTCTAATGAAAATATGCAACTGTTTGACAAAGCAAGACAGTTAGCAGACGAAAGCACAGGACTACCATCCTTTGCTCATGGTCAAACAGGTGTGACAGGGGTGGGCAGAACTGCTTCAGGTATATCTATGCTTATGAACGCAGCGTCAGGTAGTGTTAAAACTGTTATTAAAAACGTAGACGATTATCTATTGCGACCATTAGCAGAAGGCTTCTTTAGATTCAACATGCAGTTTGACTTTGATCCTAAGATAAAAGGAGATCTAGAGGTCAAGGCACGTGGAACAGAAAGTCTGATGGCAAACGAAGTTAGATCACAAAGGCTAATGCAGTTTTTAGGTGTGGCATCTAATCCTGCGTTAGCACCTTTTGCAAAGTTTCAATATATTATACGTGAGATAGCAAAGTCTATGGACTTAGACCCTGACAAAGTTACCAACAATATGGATGAGGCAGCACTACAGGCAGAGCTTATGAAAGAGTTTCAAGCTCCATTACCTGAAGGGCAACCTCAACAACCACCTGCAGGAACAGACCCAAATGATCCTACAGGAGCAGGTGGAGCAACTATAGGAACAGGTCAAGCACCTATTCCGGGTGAGCAAGGATTTACAGGAGTACCTCAAGCAAGTGGACAAGCAAATACTCAGCAAACTGAAACCGATGGTGAGCAACAACCACCAATGGGAGGCATTCAGTAATTACGTTGATGCTTTAGTTGAGCAACAACATAAAATATTAGAACAAGCAGATAATGATATTATCATGTATCGTTCTCAAGGTGCAGTGTCATCTTTGAGAAAACTTAAATTACTTAGGGATGAAGTCTTAAAAAATGCTCAATGACGAAGTTAATTATATAGATGACACTACTACTAAAATGCCTAGTGGTTTTGAGAAAATGCAAAGAAAGCTACGAGAGGTAGACAAGACAGGTGAACCTTTATTTGAAGATAAACCTGATGCAGATGAAAAAGTTAAGAAGTCTCTGATTGGGACTTTTGTAACAGGATTGGCAGGTTTACCATCTGATGCAGTGTCTCTTACAAATTTTATAAATGAAGAGGTAGCTAAAAACTCTACAGGTGCAGGTTTAACTGCTAAAACTATAGCTCCTGTTTTAAAAAAAATAGAACAGTATATAGGTAGAGATGCTTTTGATAAAGGTATGACTAAACTAGGTGTGCCATCAGATGCCTCTGATCCATATCAAATAGCAGGTGAAGTATTATCACCCACAGGTCCTCTTCTAGGAGGTTATAAACTTTTTAAAACGGGTGCTGATAAGGTAAAAGATTTTTTTACAAATATACCACCGGGGGGTGGCAGTGGATTAGCACTAGAAACTGCAGGTGCAACTAAAACTACAGGACAGTTTGACCAAAGAAAAAAATTATTAGATCAAGAAAAAGTAACAAACATACCTAGTTCCATACCTGCAGACGAAATAATCAACGCACCTAAAATAAACCCTACTATGGCAGGAAAGAATACTGATACAGGAAAAAAACAAGCTAAATTGTTTAAGGAGTTAGAGGCAAAAGGAAATACAACACCTGAAGAATTGTTTCAAGAAACAGGTGTGTATAGAGGACAAGATGGTAAATTAAGATATGAAATAGACGATAGAAATGCAGAGTTTGTAAAAGGTTTTAAACCTAAAAGTGGCGAAGATTATGCTTTATATAAAGTTTTAAAGTTTGATGATTTATATAAAGAATATGGAAAAGACTTAACTGTTGGTGGTAGAAGATATGGATCTTTAAGAAATATAAGAGTTAAGTTTATTAGAGATACAGATACTTCTTACTTAGGAAAGTATGAGCCAGATATTGATGCAATAACTATTAATTTATCTAAAGAGAGCAACAAAGATCCTGAAAAGATGATTTCTACTTTATTGCATGAGATACAACATGCAGTTCAAAGAAGAGAAGGTTTTATAACAGGAACGAGTCCTGAAAGACAATTAATAGAAAGTCCTAATTATGATGAATACCTAAAAGCAAAATCATATGTTGAAAATACAACTATTAGAGATAAAAAAACAGGTGCTTATATAACCCCATCAGAGGCAGCAAAAAAACAAATAGCCGAAGATGAATTAATTGACGATATACCTCCAAATACTTTTATTTCAAACGATAGAAGAAATCAACATGTTAGTCAACTAAACAATGATATAAGAATATATAATGCATTTTTAAAAGCAAAAGATCTAAGAACTAGAAATAACTTACAAGAAGTCATAGCGAAACAAATGCTATCAAAAAAGATAAGTGTTAATGAGGCTGCTAAATTAGATCCTGCTATTTTAGCTAAAGAGACTTATGATTTTTTAATTACAGATATTAGAAATATAACAGGTAAATCATTTGATGAAGCCGAAAAGTATATCTCACGTTATAGGGATGTGGTAGAAAAAGAAAGAAAAGCCACTGAACTTATGAAGTCAGAAGAAGCAATAGCTAGAGAAAAATATTATACTAAGTATGGTGAAAGGGAAGCAAAACTAGTACAACAGAGATATGAAAGACGCATGAAATACAAAAAAATTTATGGTGAAGTATCAGAATTAGATATGCGTTTAGAGACAGACTTTTTAAAAGGTGAACAGAGCAACTTAGGACAGATGGGTGGCTTTGGTTCTAAAGAGAAAAAAAGATTAGACAAATTAAAAAGGACTGATCCTGTAACAGGAAAAGTAAAGCCTAAAATTGCTATAGACATACCTGTAGCTAGAGAAAAAAACATGGCGAAAGGTGGAGACATGAAAAAACAAATGGACTTATTTCAAGAAGGTGGACTGAAAGATGAGGGTGGCACAGTAGACCCTGTATCAGGAAACGATGTTCCACCGGGTTCTACACAAGAAGAAGTAAGGGATGACATACCTGCACAATTAAGTGAGGGAGAGTTCGTGTTTCCTGCAGACGTAGTGAGATTCTTAGGACTAAACTTTTTGATGGAACTCAGACAAAAAGCAAAGGCAGGACTCAAGCGTATGGAAGAGATGGGACAGATGGGCAACAGTGATGAAGCCACATTACCTGATGACATACCTTTTACCATAGACGATCTTGACATGGAAGATGATTTAGAGTATAATGAAGGTGGAGTTGTGAAAGCACAAACAGGCACATTCGTAGCTCCGGGAGCAGGTGTTACAACTATGCCTTCTCAGTTTGCAGGACAACAGTTACCATCTGCAGGTGCTACACCTAGTTATACAGTTCCTACTATACCACCACCTGTACCTGCACCTGTTGGTGGATTCAGACCATTGACAACTTCTGCACAGACAGGTCAACAAGCAACAGGCACAACACCTACATTTCAAACTTTAATAGGAAGAAATCCGGGACAGTATGATGAATTTCGTGAATATGTTAACGAAGCAGGTATGAAGTTACAGATACCATTTAAAGATGGACAACCTATATATCCAATACCTGAAGGATACACTTTCGTAGATCCTGAAGAGGTAAAAGTAGAAGATCCTAAAGTTACAGATGTAAAACCTCAAACCACTAGAGTAGCAGAAGAAGGTGGTGATGATCCTGATCCTAAGGCAACATCTGCAGTTGATTTAGTGGGAGACCCTCTATCATATAAATCTATATTTAATATGGATAAATTAGATACTACGTTGAAGGATATAGCTTTTAATCAACTTAATTTATTTGATCCAAAAGATGCTATATCTAGAGGTATTGGAGATAAAGTAAATCTCAGTGAAGCTATTTTATCTGCACAACGAAATGATTTACAAAATTTCAAAAATAATCTAGCATTACAAAGACAGTATGGACAAAATTTTGATTTAGGCAAAATGGATGATGATGATAGAAATAAATTAGCCGATGTACTTGGAGATAGAAAAGCTAGTATAGAAAGGGGTCTAACTGACAGAGATGGAAATGTATTGTCCATGAAAGAGTTAGATATGCAATTTAAGCAGTATGGGATAGAAAGAGAAAAATTAACTGGCATTACAAAACAAGATAGAGCAAATTTAAATAAAGCTATAAGAGATTTAGCTACGAAAAAAGATGAAGAACTTGCACGAGAGCTTAGAGAACAGAATGAAAGAAGTGCCTCTGTAACAGGTTCTCAAGAAGATATTTCACGACAACAAAGCTATGAACAAGAGTTACAAGAATCTGGTGGTGGAGATTACTCTGGTTATGACACAGGAGATGGAGGTGTCCCAGATGCTTATGATGATCCTCTTATGAATACAGGTGGACTATTAAAAAAGAAAAAACCTAAAGTTAAGAAGATGAAGCGAGGTGGATTAGCTTCACGTAAATAATCCACATACTAGCTACTTATCCCCCAACGATATGGCTACGATAACCCTAGGAGAAAATAATGGCAGAACAAGCACAAGAAATGGTGGTAGATGCTACACCAAAGAAAACAGCATTTATGAACAAGCGTTCTACTCATGAGGATAGAATTAAAAGAGATGAGCAAGAGCTTGAAGAACTAAAGAAACAAGCTACAGGTGAAACTGAAGAAACTGTTACAGAAGAGAAAGCAGAAGATGAGGAAGAACCGAAGAACGCTGAAGAAAAAACTTTTAAAAAGCGTTATGGAGATTTACGAAGACACTCCCAAGAAAAAGAACGACAGTTTCAAAAGCAACTTGATGAGTTAAAAGGTCAACTAGAAAAGGCAACTAAAAAAGAAATAAAGTTACCAAAGACAGAAGCTGAGATAGAAACTTGGGCAAAAGAATATCCTGATGTAGCAGGAATAGTAGAAACAATCGCCATCAAGAAAGCAAAAGAACAATCTGATGCTTTAGAAAAAAGAATCAAAGAGATTGATGAGTTAAATGCAAGAACTACAAAAGAACGTGCAGAAGTAGAATTGTTAAAACTTCATCCTGATTTTGCAGATATAAGAGATAGTGATGACTTTCACGAATGGGCAGACGAACAACCGAAATGGGTACAAGAGGCATTATATGACAATGACAACGATGCAAGATCAGCAGCAAGAGCTATTGACTTGTATAAATCAGATAAAGGAATCGGTAAGAAAGATACGAAAAAGAGTAATAAGAGTGCTGCTTCGGAAGTTAAGGCGAAAACTACAAGGTCTGTTCCTGATACAGAAGCTAACACTAATAAGATATTAGAATCGGAAGTGCAAAGAATGTCTGCAGATGAATATGAAAAAAATGCAGACATAGTTATGGAAGCAATCCGATCAGGTAATTTTGTCTACGATGTATCTGGTTCTGCTAGATAAATAGTTGACAAACTGTTATTTATAGGTATAACTATAGGTAACTAAAAATGTGACCTCTCCACGTGGACAACTCACATAATACTAAACTTGGAAGCCTACCTGATGGTATGAGCCTATGTTTAAGTAGCTATTAAGCATACACCTCATGACTATTAGCCGATGACGAGTAAAACTGTCGTATACTTAGTGTATACATTTGTTTATTTCAATGGAGATAAAAATGGCATTTAAAACTGCAGCAGGTTATGGTAATCTGCCTAATGGTAATTTCTCCCCAGTTATTTACTCTAAGCAGGTTCAGTTAGCCTTCAGAAAGAACTCCGTTGTTGAAAATATCACCAATTCAGAT